ACAAATATTTTAGTTATCTCTGTCATTAGTAATGCAAAGGACTAGCTGTATTATTCCAGTCAAGTTCATTAGGATCTTCTTCATTTTCCCAATCTTGGTATGTTTTAGATAATCTTTTGTTAAGATCGTGAAAGTTAGCATCTTCTAAAGCTGAAAACATAGCCTCCATTATATCGCTACCACACCATTTTAAATACTTAGACACAACCAAACCAAGAACATCTGCGTCTGTTATCCTTGAATCATTTGGATTTATATAAGCTGTTTCTTTTACTAACTTAATTACCTCTGGCATTAAGTCTTTTATTACATCGTCGCTTGATTTATATTTCATTATGCTATTCCTCCAAAGCTATGTCTTAATAACATGTCAACATCGTTATCAAAGTGTTTGTTTATTTCATGGATCATATCATCATCAAGTTGACAAAATCCCCAATGAAACCCCTCTTCTCCTTTTACAAGAACTTTTGTACCACCACCATAATTGGTCAAGGCCCAATTGCCTTTACCAAGTCTAGTGTCATAAACATCCTCACAGATTTTAATATTTGATTTTAGATTATCAGCCATTATGCTACCCCCTTTTTTGTAGGCCACATGCTTTGGTCAATCAACATGTTGACCTCTGCATCAGTTAATCCTTGCTTTTTGTTCCAAGCATCGATTGTTGCTTTGTCCCAGTTTACATAATCACCAATCTCAAGATCAGCAAGTGGAACATAACCACTTTCATAATCAACCACAGCAACAGTGCCCTCTAAGTGATACTTAGTGCCGTCGTAAATGGCGACTCTTTTACCCTCTGCTTTTTTGGTAGCAGTAAAACCATCTAGATTATTAATATCCATGTTTAACTCCTTTTTGGTTATTAATTAATTTACTCACATATATATATTACCAAAACTATACAAATATGCAACTATTTACACATATTTATACAATTTATTTTAGGCATAAAAAAGGGCCTTAAAAAGGCCCTAGTTGTAATACTTTAGTAGAGGATAAGCGTATTACAGCTTTTTGTTAAGCTCCTTGTGATCCAAAGATTCCTCTCCAATCAGAGAAACCAAATGAATATCTCTCTCTAGCCTTATATCTGATATTGCCAGTTGAGAAGTCTGGTTCCATAGAAGTCTCCATTGGTGATCTTTGGAACATTTTTAGACCTTCACCTGCGCTATTCACAGAAGTAAGAATAAAGTAAGCGTCAGGATCAGTTAGATAATGATTAACTGAATAGCCACCGGGCATAACACCTGTGTTTCTAATTGAGTTAATATCGTTATCAGCTGTTCCAGATCTTAATTGAGAATTTAATATTCTGTCAGCAACAAAAACAAGTTGCGGCGGGATAATAAGTTTATCCGCTGTGACACTAATAGTTAATCCTCTATCATCTGTAAAAGTTGATATATCGATAAGATTATCTTCTAATGACGCTTCATTCAAGTCAGCCATGGTAGTTGCTCTGTTTGCAGCTGAACCACCACCAGATAGTGGGTGATCTGTTGCAATGAGAGATTTACCATCGCCGCCTGTAAAGCTAGATGAGAAAGCGTTATTTAAAACATCAGCACCTTTGACTTCCTTAGTGTTAGCCATAGATTTTGCTAATGCTTTTACGTAACGCTTGCCTAGACTATCATAAAGATTGTCCTCCACGGCCTCTTCGGTTAAAGCAAACGCTAATGCCACTGTATCGTGTGTATAACGTGCACTGTAACTTTCAGATGCGTTGTCGAATTGCACCCCTTGTCCTTCAGACTTAAGTGGTGCTGAACCAAATCCTGTGATTAGGACTTCTTCTTCAAATGCTCTATTTGAATCTTCGATAACAAAAATATCTTCATACTCGTTCTCGTAAGAATCATAGGACATTCCAAAAAGTGCGTTTAACCCAGGCTCTAGCTCTTTTGCTAGTTGTGCTCTTGATATAGCCATTTATATACTCCTTATGCTAAACCAGCGCCTTTTTGTCCCATTACATGATTCTGTATGACACAAAGTACGTTAGTATTTGTCGATGAAACATCGTCGTTATCGGGATCCTGGGATATATCTAAAGCCTTTAGTGGTAAAGTTGCTGTAGTAGCTCCTGTAGTCACATCTAGCTCTGTCGCTGATATTCCAGACTTAGTATCGCCTACTGGTGATCCATCAACAATGTCGAAATTTCCAAACAAGTCTGCTACAGGCATAGCTGCATCTGCTTGTATTTCAAAAACTACATTAGGATCATCAATGACGCTTGCGATTATATCCGATGCAGCAATGCTGCCGGGATAATAATTGTTAAACACTTGTTCGCCTGTGGTCGGATCAGTGTAAGAAACACCGTTAAACACACCGACAATTGGAACTGTGCCAGAGGCTGCATGACGTCCAATTACACCAGCAGTAAGCTGAGTAACCAAGTCTCCTTGGAATATTGGTGTCGTTGCTCCACTAGCAATCCTATATCTAGATTGACCTCCAGAATAAGGCGCTCCGCCCATCATACGAACAGGTTTACATCCAAATGGGCTGTTATTATTAGCCATTGTATATTCTCCTTATATGATATTACTTTTTACCAAAAGTAACGTTGGATCTCCTATCAGAATCATACTTCACATATCTGCCGTCTTTTTTAGATTCATTAAACATAGTATTGTCTAATGCTTCTTTTTTTCTTGCAGTTTCCTGTTCGTAATATGTATTACGTTCATTCTTGGTTTCGATCGGTATTTTTGCTAATAGCAGACCTTCACTATAAACTAAACCAGCATGTCTTGAATTATCATCAGCTACAGGTAAAACAAACTCTGAGGGTAAATCAGTACCTCTTACGAGCTCCCAACCTTCTCTCAATCTTCTGCTTACGTTAGCGACATCCTGTTGTCCCAGCATGGATTCTCTTATCCAACGATATTCGTACCCTTCTGGTGGTGCAGGAGTTTCAAGTTTTCTTACTGGTCTCCATGGTTGTCTACGAGTGTTATTAGCGTGATTCTCGGATTCACGGGAATTTCTGGATTGTGTCATATCTTTATTATCTTCTGTTGTCATTTTGCCTCCCTAGATTGTATGCGTTGTTTTTCTTTAGCAACGGACTTTAACCAGGCGTCCTCGGACATGCCATGTGGTTTTAATCCACGGAGTCTGGCAACTTCTGATTTAGAGAATTGCACACCGTTCTTTTTGCCTTGTGTTTTTTGCCGACCTCCTACGGAGGCTGAGGCGACTCTTTGCACAGCGGGTCTGTCCTCAATTTGTTCAGCATTATCCGATTGTAAATCAGGATAAACTTTATAAACTCTGTCATTTAACTCAGTATAATATTCATCTGAGTCTGGTTCAAAACCTTCATTAACTAAATTCATGTGTGTGTATTGTGCATACTGAGTAGCCTCAGCATTTTCACCAAACCACTTATTTTTTGATTTCCACTCTAAAGCCTCTTGTGTTGGTTGCACATTTTGTACTTGTTGTGGTTCTTGATATGTTTGTTGTTGTGGTTGTTGGTATTGTGCATTTGCCTCTGCTTGTTTTTGCTTCGCAATACGCACTTTTTCTTTTTGTATGGCTACTTCATTTTTTAAACTATCTGCTTTGGATATTAAATCAGCGTCTCCAGATTCATGTGCTTTTTTGTAAAGCTCAGTAGCCTCACGCTCTTTAATTTGTACTGTTTCTTCTTCTTTTTCCAACAAATTTTGTTGATATTGTACAGCTGCACTGTAATATTGTTGCACTTCTTGATTTTTTTGTGCTAATTGTGCCTCTAATGCAGCAGCTTTTTCCTCAGCTGCTCTGTTTCTTGCATTTAACTTGTTGATTCTTTTAGAAACACTTTTTGTGTAATTTTCTAATTCATCCTCGTTTTTGGGTTCAGCACTTGCACCTACTTGATTTTCAGATTCAGTTACCTCTACCTCTATATCAGCAACCTCTGGTTGCACTTGATTTTGTTCGTTTTCTATCGTCATAAGCTCACTATATCATCTGGATTAAGAATTGTGGCAATTACTTCATCATCATTGATGATTCTTACCTCTGCACCATCCTCAAGTTTAAATCTCGAACCAGAGTAGCGTCCGATTAAAACCCACTGCTTTTCTTCGCACCAGGGCGTTTCTCCATACCTAGATTTATCGTTATAACAAAGTGGTCCTTTCTTGACCACATAAGCCACAACGGTAGCTAGAGCCTCACGATCTGTAGTTTGTTTTGTTAATACTATGCCGCCGTCTGTTTTTGCTTTACCAGCATAAGGTAAAACTAACATTCTCCAACCAGTAGGTTGTGGCATCCTATCAAGTAATGATTTGTCTAATTTTTCAGGATCTAACACCAAAGTATCTGGTGCTACATAAGCCTCTGCTACTTTTTTACTTATTTCAGTATTTTCTGCGGCTGTTGTCATATATCTTTTCCCATATCACTAATTGCATTTGCAATATAGTATAAAGCAGAAAGCTCTCCTTGCAAATATTTATAATGTTCAATATCTTTTAAACCACCAGACATTAAAGTTTCTTGTATCTGTGTTTCGCGTTCAGATATAGTTTTTTTAATCTTATCTAAAAGTTGTATTTCGTCCATAGATTAAGATTTTTTTGGCCTACCTCTTTTTTTTGCCGCTGGTTTCTTTGTAGTTTTTTTTGTAGTTTTCTTTGGTTTTACTTCTTCAACCAAGTCACCATTTATTTTAGCCATCTTTTTTTCAATTCTAGCCATGTTTTCTTGATGTGCTTTGTCAGCTGCTTCTAATGCAGCTTTTTGTTCTTTGGCTTCTTGTTCTCTTAAAATCTTTTTTTCTGCTTTTAGTTTTTTTTGTGCTTCACGGATATAAGATGTTGTCATTGTACTCCCCTTAGTTTGTTTTGTAATTCTAATAATTTTAAATCAGCATTTTGTTTTAGTCTATCTACTGCTACCTCGAGTTTATCATCTGCTATTTGTTTTTGCATATCGATTCTTTGTTGTTGTATGTCACTATCTAGCATTTTCTCTTGAGCTCTTTGGTTTTGTTTTGCAACAAATTGGTCAGATTCCATATCTAATTCTTTGTTTCGTAAATCTAACTCGCGTTTTCTAATATCAACCAATGGATCATCGCTACCACCCATACCTATAGATTGTAAAAACTCACCTGCTAGCTGTGCCATGATTTGTGAACTAAACTGCTCCATTATCATTTGTATTTGTTGTTGAATCGCTGCCGCCTCTTGAGGCGACACTTGTTGCATTTGTGCTTGTATCTGTTGTATTTGTTGTTGCATTTCTGGTGGCATTTGTTCTTGTGCTATTTGTGTTGCTAAAAATTGTAAATGTTGCATACAGTGACTTATTATCAAAGCCTGCACTTGAGGACTTTGTTTTACAATATCAGTAAGAAACAAACTTTTATGTGCTTCTAAATGTGCTTGATGATTTTGCTCCGGAAACGCTTGAGCTGGTTGACCTAATAATAACCCAGCATTTTCTTGTCCTGCATCAACAGGTTTTGGTGTCATGTCTGGAGGTGGTTGTAGCAAAGCATCTACATTATCTACACCTAAAGCAGCATACATGCGTTTATATGCCTCATATATACCCATAGGACCATGTATTTCGGGATTTGATTGCACCATTGATAAAAGTTCTTGAGCTAATGTAACTCTTTGACTTTGTGAAAAAATATTTGGATCAGATACAGGTATTATGTCTACGCGATCGTCAAAATCTATTTGTTTTACCTCTTGTGACCCTGAGCCTATTTGATAATTATATACTGGTGGTAAATACTCACTAAAAACTTTTGCTAACAATCCGAACTCAATTCTTTGTGCGTAATGTAATCTTTTGTGTATAGCACTCATAACTTTTGTGCCGCGTTCTAGTAAAGCCACAGTAGTTCCAACAGGCATTGCTTGATTCATGTCACCTACATTCATGTCTGCGATAGCGGCGAATCTTTTACCAGAATCCACTAAAATCCCTAATAGTGACATCAAGACACTACTAGGTTCTTTAATTGGGAGAGGAATTAAGTTTTCTCGTAAAGATCCGCCTGTTGTATCAATATCTCTAAACTCACCGGGTTGTAAAGGATCGTCCTCGTCTCTGATGCGCATACCTCTAGCTTTAAAACCAGCTGGTAAATTAGCTAATGTACCTGCATCTATAAGCTGTCTTAATATTGATGTAGATGCTTTTGACAAACCACCAATCATGTGAGACAAGCCTAATCCATAAAAACCTAGACCAGGTAAAAATTTATATTGAACAAAATAATTAATTTTATTTTTTAATAAATCGTTTTCTCTGTAATTACGACGTATTGACAAAACTTTTTGTGAATCTTCCTCTATTGTAACTATATATGGTAATTTGAGACCTGTAGGGACACCTTGTTGGTCTAAATCTTCAAAACCCTCAATGTCTAATACAGTATGTACTTCATATACAGTTCTGTTTCTGTTTTCTTTGTATGATGGTGATATACCTTGTATTTCATCTATGGCCTCACTAATATCGTCCATATCTTCCGAATAAGAATTAGAACCAATGTCGACATTAGCATAAAAGCCTGTAACTTGTTGTTTTTTAATTTCATTTGCAGACATGCTTATAGAATGTGTAATTCTCTCAGCTGAACTTATATCTGCGGCTTCATAAGGAACAATAAGATCCTCTGGTGCAATAAATTTTGCTACAGCTCTATTTAAAACAAAATCAAAATATACTTTTTTGAAACAA